ACCATTTGTTATAATACACCGCATTATAACAATAATAAAAAAAAAAAATATTAAGTCGTATTCGAAGCGGCCCACTCCTCACGGCGTTTTTCCACTTTCTCTAATGCCAAAACAATTTTGCGTCGGCGAATCTCTGTCGCCGACATTTTCGTGCGAGGTTTTGCCTCTACGAGTGTAGGTGTGTCGGTGGTAGTTTCCGTGAGTTGTCGGTGTACTGAATTGTGGACGATGAATCCTCTCTTGATATCACGTTGAATGCTTCGCATACGATTGTATTCATCGCAGTGCTTGTCATACCATCTTTTCCACTTGATGTGTTGTCTCTCAGCGGTGTCTGTCATATACACTAAATGAAGCAATTAACTATTATCTCCAACAAAGTAATTAAAATTTACTTACATATAGTATAATGACACGCGGAAAACTCGACCAAGCTATCTACAAGGCCCAAGGGGAGATAGACCACTTATGGGAAGAACTCTTCGAGGCGCATGTAGTATTAAACGAACAATACATTCATTTTTTTGCGAGTCCCGACAGCGAATCCTACTACAAGAGAGGATACTTACAGGCGATACGAAACGCGAATGATAAGTACGGAGTATTTCTTACGAGGTCTACTTACGATACTGCGCTGAATAATACATTCCAGTCATCAAGTATTCAGTCATATAGAACGGATTTTGAGACGCTTATGTGGGAAGAACTCTACCCTACTGAGATGAAGGAAGCCCGCGAGGCGGCTCAGAAAAAACAAGAATGCGAAGCGCAAAAAGATGCGAAAGACGCGAGATCGTGTATCAAAAAGTGGATAACGGCACCGAGGCTTACAATAGAAAATGATATAATAGTCCCGCTGGATATTATTAACGTGGTATAAATAATATAAAACCGATGTATAATGTATATAAAACCGATGCCATCATATACCATCTACAAAATACAATGTGGCGACGAAATATACATAGGGTCAACCAGGGATTTTGTACAGCGTCGGGCAATGCATAAATCACAGTGTTCTAATGAAACCTGCAAGGCTTATGCTCGGAGAATATACGATATTATCCGGCAAAGTGGGGGGTGGGACTCAAAAATGATGTCGCCAATTGAGGTTTATGAATGCCTTACATCCATAGAGGCGCGGATACGTGAGCAACATTGGATACGCGAATATAATCCAACATTAAACACGCGGCAAGCTCATCTAACACCAGAAGAAAAACAAGAATACCTTCGGCAATACAATATAGCAAACCGTGATGCCCTAAGCGAATATAGACATCAATACTACATAGATAATCGCGAAAAAAAGACCAAATATTATCGCGAATATTACGCTGCCAAGAAGGCCGCCGCCGCCGCCGCCGATATTTAGAAGAATTAACTGCTCAATAAAACCGCATAAAAATAAAATATCAGTTATTTTTATACAACCATGGACCTAGCTGAAATACTCAAAAAGAAGCGCCCTAACTTGTCGGCTGGTTCGATACGCACATATAAGTCAATACTCAGCAACCTCTATCGTAAATGTTATCCAGAAGACGATGAAATCGACGTGGATAAACTGAACGATGAGAAACATATGCTCGACCACTTGAAGGACATCCCCTTTGCCCGACGCAAAACGACGCTAGCCGCCCTTGTGGTCTTGACTGGCAATAAACATTACTCTACACAGATGATGGACGATATCGGCAAATATAACGATGAACAAATGCTACAACAAAAGGATGGCAAGTTCGCCGAGAATATGATTCCATTCGGCGAAGTTGAGGCAATCCTGAAAAGACTTGAAGCTGACGCAAAACATCTCTACAAGAAGGAGACGGCATTGACGATGGCGGACCTCCAAAAAATCCAGAACTTCATTTTGTTGTCACTGACCGGTGGAGTTTATCAGCCCCCGCGCCGATCGCTCGACTGGGTTATAAAAATACGCGGCTATGATGCGGCGGTTGACAATTATGTCGATATGAAGACAAAACGGTTTGTCTTCAATAAATACAAAACGGCTGCCAAGAAGGGAGCCCAAATAACAGAAATACCGAAGCCTCTATATGCTATCCTCAAAAAGTGGATATCTATTCTCCCCGAAGATGAAGAGTACCTATTATTTGATAACAAAGGCGGGGCACTGACTCCATCGCAAATCACACATCGCCTTAATATCATTTTTGATAAGAAAATCGGAACATCGATGTTGCGGCATATATTTGCCACGAGCAAGTTTGGCGACGTGAAGTTGAAAGACTTATCTGACACGGCAACGGCGATGGGAAATAGTCCAGTACAATTGCTTAAATATGTCAAGACCGACTAGGATGCGCGGCTTTATTTGGCTGACCCGCCGGGTTTTTTAGACATTGCTCCTCCGCCTCCGCCCATAGCTCCGCCCATACTAAATCCTTCCTCACCCATGCTACCAGTTCCAATAGCATAGGGTATATATGGGACATCACGAAGTGCTTGCTCACGGGCTTGCTCACGGATTTCTTCTTCACGAGCGGCTCTTCGAGCGGCATCTACTTCGCGACGACGCTGTTTCTCATTTTCACTGCGACCACGTCTTATGATGGTTTCACCTTCGCTTTCACTGGCTGGGCCCATTTGTCTCGGTTTGTTTGTGTTAATCGGCGCGTTAAATATACCATTCAATGTTGCTTCATCATTCTCCGGATTATATGCTTCCGCTATTATTGATGGAACTCTCATCGGGTTTGGTACGGCTTGTTGTATAGGAGCACGGCTTCTCGCGATTTGTTCGACCAAACTGACTAGACGTTGATTCTCACCGGAAGTATCGCGGAACTGCATCGGCAATGGACCAGATGTTCCACCTGCGCCAGAGCCACCACTGCTCTGGACATTTACACGAACCGATTGTTTTACAACCTGTTTCTGTTTCTGCTTCTGTTTGGGTTTCTTTATCGGTTTTCGCTTCGGAGCCATTATACATTGGCAACAGATTTTAAAAAGCATTGTTTCTTAAAATCAACTTAATAGAAAATTATCTGGGGACGAGGAGTATCGACTACGGCCTTTGTCTTCTTACGAGGCACATAAACCACTTCGGGTTCAGACTCGCTCTCACTTTCCTCTACATATCGAACAATTTTCTTCTTTGGTTTGGGAGCGGGAGCTTCTACAACTTTGGGCGGAGCCTTCTTCTTTTTCATGACGACAACTTCCTCCTCGCTCTCAGATTCGGGTTCGGGCTCTGGTTCGGCCTCTTCTACTATGCCAAAGTCTTTGGCAATTTTTGCTTTCTTTAAACGGTCTTGTGCGATACGTTTAACGATAGCATCGTCGATTGCCTTTTGTTTGTCCTCTCGTATTTTTGCCCATTTAGCCTGTAATACTTCGCGGCCCTTTGCGAGGTTCTCGGACGAACCGCCACGACGACCAGTCTCTTTGGGCTTACCTGATTTAGCCAGTTTTAGCGCTTGTATTTCATTATCGGTTGGCTCCACAGGTTCGGATTCGAGCTCGGGTTCAGTGGGCGGATTCGGCGGCGCTGCCGTTTTTACTTTTAGCTCTTTCTTCACAATCGTGGTTTTTTTAATCGGGTCCATTATAAACTATATAAACAAAATAAGTTCAGAAAATTAAATCTCCGATGAAATTATAAATGGATTCGCGAATGAAAAACGAGATTAAAAACCTAATGAAAATCGGCCTCAGCGAGGATTTAGCGATTTTGTCCGCTGGTGTAAAATATGCAAATGAAGATGCTGTTAATGAAGTGCTTTATGAAAAAACGAGTGAGCAAGAAGAGCTAAGAGATTGCTTACGTTTTCTTAAACCATTCGCACCATTGGCTTTGGAAAATGAATCTGCTAGATGTATTGTCCCCGAGTCTACTGAAAATCTATTTGTAGAAATCAACCCTATCACACAAACATCAAAATCAATTATAGTGTCATCTATACCTGGTATAAAAGTATTTGTAGAGCAAATCGACCATGTGCTTGAAGAATTAACCGATGAGTTATCTATTGAAACACCGCTCAAAGTTGGGAGTCTTTATGAGCAATAAAAATAGAACACTATTATAACTAATGATAAAAACCAAATCTCGGCAATTCAATATATCGTCTGCCAAAGGTAGACAGAATGGCGACTTCTGTTCGCAAATACAAGTACAGCTACCCGACCTAACATTTCATCTAGACCATATACAAAATGCGTACTTCTCAGTAGTACATGCAGAGGTGGCCAATTCATTTTATATTGTGAACTACACTAACAATCAGTTTGTGCTAAATGGTATCACATACACACTCACGAGAGGAAACTACAATGTGAATACATTTAATGTTATGCTATTAGCGGTGCTTGTTGCTGCGGGAGCAACCGGATATTCGCTATCATATAACTCAGCAACAACAACATTAACGATGACTCACACGAGTCTTGATTTCACGGTCAATGCTTCATCAATTGCCTCTACAATTAATTCGGTCATGGGTTTAGGCATAAATGACATAACGAGTACTGGACTCACAACTACATTCCCAAATGTGGTAAACTTCATCCCTCTACAACGGATCAATTTTAGGAGTAATTACTTTAACTTTGGCTGCTATTCAACCATCGATGGTTCAACCGATATATTCTTGCCGCTGCAAAACAATGCTGGGCAAAATAGCGTAATCAATTATGTCAATCAATCGCAAGCCAAGTTTTTAATACAAGACCGAAACATAACTAGTTTTGTTATCAGTGTCACGGACGACCTTAACCAATATATTAATTTCAACGGTGTCAATTGGCTGATGACGATTCAAATTGATATAGACTATTTAGAGGCTCCGAGGATTTCGGATTTCCCAGGAGTTTTAGGAAATCGTCGATTTGTTTGAAAAATTATACAAAATAAAGTGTTTGTATATTTTATACGATGTCTGCTTCTATGTTTCCTCAATCTGCTATGGGACTTCCCTCTACGCTCAAATTTGACTTACCTCCTTCGATGAGTGACAGTGCTCGCGCTTACAGTGTCAACGTTGCCCCTGACGGTATTACGTCTGTTGCCGGAACAACTGGCTCTATCTCCCACGTTGCCGCTGTTTCCACCCTGTCTCCGTTTTCGTCTCAAAATGTGAGCTTCACTATCCCCTCAGGTATGTCTGATAGTGTGTTTATGGATTGTGCCTCTACAACTCTGTCATTCACTTTGACTTATACAGCTTCGACTGCTTTGTCAGCCACTGCTGGTGTCACCAAATTGTTAGGCTCCGCGTCATCATGGTTTGATGCTCTCACGTTGTACTCCAACAACACTCCCATCGAGACCATCAATCAGTATGGTTTGTTGTCAAACTATTTATTACAAAATACCGTAAGTCTCAGTGAGAGACAGGGTGGTATTGGCAATTGTATGGGTGCCGACATTAACTCTGCCAACGGCATTGACCTCGGAACTACTGCCACTTCATTCAGATACAATTTCTGCATCCCTCTCATCTCTGTTATTGGTGTCAATACAGATAAGTTTTTCCCAATTGGCTCGGTCAATAATATGCAACTTATTATGACCACAGCGGCAACCACGCCTATTGTCTGCTATAACACTGCTTTGGCAACAAACATCGTTTTATCTGTCGCTCCCACCCTCTCTGAATTCCGTCTTAATATGAAATACGTCGACGTAGGAGACGTAGCCGCGCAAATGTTGAGACAGACTCTCCAAGATGGCAAGTGGTTCATCAAGTCATCGACTTACACAAACAGCTCTGTTACTATCCCTACTGGGGCTCAGGGGGCCCAGCAATTATTGCTGCAAATTCGTAATTCTTCGGTGAAGTCCGTCTACCATCAGTTTGGTCTGACAAATACGACTTTAACACCCAACGGATATTACGATGCTATTAACCCCGGTCTCAATTTGAGACAACTGCAGGTCGGCGGAAATTTTTTTCCTAATTATCCAATCAACGATTCACAGAGGCCCGCGGAAGGATACGCTGTGCTTATCCAGGCACTCGGTGGCTCCATTGCCAAGTCATTCGGAACTGCTGTTACTCGTGAGCAATATAACACCATTTCCGGTATTGCGGCTGTCCCCACTGGTAGTGATACGTATGTAGTATTACCAACTGCAAACTCTCGTGCTGCCCCTGTTGGCTCTGATAACGGCGCTCAGGTTATCACATCTTTCCCTTCTGGTGCTTACTATGGATACGACCTCGAAAAATCGAGCGGTATCCTTTTCCAGGGAATCAATACCCGAGCTTCTCCTCCCTTCCTGAATCTCAATTTGTCCGCTGCTACCACTGGTGCTATTGCGTGCCAAGCCTGGGGTTTTAGTGATGTTGTCCTCCAAATCGACTATCAGTCGAAACAGGTGACTGCTTTCATATAAACGCGCAATAAGAGTGTATTAATGCACGCAAAAAGCCCATTAAACACAACTTTTAGCCATTAACCAATGTATTTATCCATTTTACCATTTAAGGCATCAATAAAAATATTTTTATTGACCCCTTAACCCATATATTGTACCAAATCGCGATTAATCTGTCAAAATCACGTTTAACACCTGCCATCCGCGTGAAAATATCACTATTCAATATATAATGACCTACAAGATACAGCCATATACGCAAGCCCAAGCAAAGAAACTCGGTGTTAGTGTGCGGCCTTCGGCCGCAACTGGTAAGAAACTCGATGTGTTTAGAGGAGATAAGAAGATTGCCTCTATTGGTGCTCTTGGTATGAATGATTACCCAACCTATTTGAAAGAGCAAGGCAAGGTTGTTGCCGAAGAGCGTCGTCGATTGTATAAGTTACGCCACGCAAAAGACAAGGGAGTGGCTGGTCGTTTAGCATCTGCTCTTCTCTGGTAATAATATAAATGAATGAACAACGCCGCCTTTACCATCAGGAATACAATAAACAATATTACCTTAAAAAAAAGATGTCAAAAACAAATGATGATGATTCGCCGAAGTTCAAAAAGATGAACTCGCTCGAATCAAAGACTCAGAGAATTATTAAACAACTACAAGCAACAGAGGCTCGCATGAATCAGTTTAGAGAAGAATTGAAATCGGCTTCTATTGTATAATGAGCATTAGCATAAAACATAACGAAGTGCCGCCATTGAAGAAACCCAGTTTCTTGGTCGATGGCAAACTACATGAAAAACTTGATGACTATGAAATCGGGAAGCTAATGAATAAACCAAACTTCACGCTCTTTTTAGGACGTGCCGGGTCCGGTAAATCCACATTGCTTATTTCGCTATTACAATCACCCAAAATGTTTAAGCGTGTTTATCATACCATAATTTTGTTTTGTCCACCAAACTCGCGTGCCTCTATTAGAAATGATTTTTGGTCTGTATTACCCGAAGAACAAATCTATGATAACCTTAATTATGATAATTTAGCCGAGGCATACGGCATCGCCGAAGAAAACGCGAGCCAAGGTTTTAGGACATTGATAGTCCTCGATGATGTCCAGAAGGATTTAAAGGGAGAGGCCGAGAAGTTGCTTCTCCATATGGTAAATAATCGTCGCCACGCCGGACTCTCTATATGGATGGCTTGTCAGACATACAAGTCAATCCCTCGACAAGTCCGTCAAGGTCTTACTTCGCTATTCATTTTCAAAATTCAAAAGGGTGAGATGGCAACGATATTTGAAGAACAAGTAGAGGTCGATGATAAAATCTATAAAGAGATTTTAGCACACGCTTATAAAGGGGCCCACGATTTCATTTTTATTGATTCATCAACTCAGCGCATTTTTATAAATTGGGACGAAGTCATAATGAATGCCGAAGAATAAAAATATATAGACCCATATATATAATGCCATCAGCCAAAGATTTTTTCAAAAAGCTCGGACGTGATACAAAGAAATTTTTCTCAAAGGGCGGAGCCGCCGATGTTGGACTCCGCAAGTTTGGCAATACTCTATCCAAGGTTGGAGGTGTTGCTGAGAAATTAGCGCCGCTTGCTATGGTTGTTGCGCCCGAGATTGCCGCACCATTGATGGCGGGAGGAGCACTTGCCAAGGTCGCAGGAGGCACAGCAAACGCTGTGCGCAAAGGAGCAATGACAGCAAAAGGAGCCGTAGATAAGACAGGCGGTGTTGTTGGCGCTCTTACTTCTGGTATTGAGGCGGCAAGACCGCCTGTCGCTGAACTTGGCGTGAACTTCGCATAAAGCAATGAATATATAATATCACGCTGTATTATATATCAAGGATGTCCAACGAACCGTATCCAAGACCTGACGTGAACCAATCAAAAATGCAGATATCAGCGATGCCGCTAAAAAAGAGTTTCAAAGTATGGCTCGACACAAATAATACAGCTTCTTATTCAGGCCCGCAATTTGATGCTCGTTTTACAGTTGAAATGAACAATCTCATTACCGAGCCATGGAGATTGAAATCCAGTTATGAAATGACATTCTCATTTAAAAGTATTTCTTCTACATTTGCTACATCTGGAATTACCTCTACGAAACTATATAAGTGCCACATAGATTTAGGCAAAGGCACTCCGTCGATGTATCAATATAATGCGACTCGCATAGCATCGGGTCTTGTCGGCGTTAGTAGCGAAGGTGTCGGCGTATATACCAACGTAGCCGCCGCGTCTTCATTTGATATCCCTGTTTTTTTCAATTCTCGTCCATTAGACAATGACCCAGTATTTATTCAGAGCTTAGATGGAATCAGCATCATCAACATCAACCTTATTGACCCTACTACTGGAACATTCAATAGTGTAGATGATGCAACTATTAATACCGCAACAAAATATATTGTATGTATTAACTTTCGAGAGCTTTAATAGAGGCCAAAACCCATTTATATAATATCTGTATTTTGTATAAATGAGTACCAATTATGGATTTGAACCAACACTTGATGGATTAAATAACATTGATTCTGATTCATCAACAACTACAAATATTATATGTGATACAATTCAAATAAATGTTTCCGGCAATGCGCCGACAATTACGAATCCTCTTGATTATTCAACTAATATAGCAACAACAGAATGGGTGACAAATCACGCCGGTGTTGGTTATGTGACTTTAAACACATCACAGACACTAACAACTGGTATAAAAAATTTTACAAATCTTCCGCAATCATCAGCAGTTCCTTCTTTGGGGGATGAACTCGTGAACAAAACTTTCACTGACGCAACCTATGTGGATTTTGTAAATAATCAGACGATCGGCGGTATAAAAACTTTTACATCATTGCCGCAATCATCTGCAGTTCCTTCTTTGGGGGATGAACTCGTGAACAAAACTTT